TATAGATAGAGCAGATAAAAACGCACCAATACAAACAATTATTGAAAGATATACACAACTTAAAGCAGTTAAATATGTTGATGAAATTATTCCGTATAGTACAGAACAAGATCTAGAAGATATACTTTCAATGTATAATATTGATGTAAGAATACTAGGCGAAGAATACCGTGATAAACCCTTTACAGGAAGAGACATTTGTGCTAAGAGAGGAATTGAACTTTACTTTAACAAACGTGAACACAGATTTAGTTCAACTGATTTACGTAAGAGAGTTGTAGATGCAAACAAATAGATTTATATTTGACGTGGATGGAACACTTACTCCAAGTCGCCAGGTCATACAACCAGAATTTAAAGATTTCTTTAAAGCATTTTGTGATGTAAATTATGTTTACTTGGTTACTGGAAGCGATTATCCTAAGACTGTTGAACAATTAGGTAAACCCATCTGTGATGCAGTTGAAAAAATATATAATTGTTCAGGCAATGATGTATGGGTTAAAGGAAAAAACGTACACACAAATGCATGGAAACTATCCGAGGATGCTCATGCTTGGCTGTCCGAACAATTAATCAAGAGCAATTTTGTTTTACGTACAGGATTACACTTTGAACATCGTCCAGGTATGTGTAACTTTAGTGTTGTAGGACGTAATGCTACACTAGGAGAACGTAAACTATATGTGGAATGGGATAACAGTCAAAAGGAAAGAGACCGCATAGCATCTAGTTTTTGTAAATTCTTCCCAGACCTAGAAGCAAAGGTTGGTGGAGAAACAGGAATAGACATTTTCCCTAAAGGGGGAGATAAAAGTCAGATAAAAAATGACTTTAACGAAAACGATAAACTGTATTTCTTTGGAGATAGGATGGACCCAGATGGCAACGACTATTCATTATCAAAGGTAGTTGATGCATCATGGCCTGTAAGAGGCTGGACTGAGACTATGTCATATCTTGAAGAACTGCAAAAAATAGTAACAGCACAATGAAAAGTGATGTAGGAACAATAATTATATCAGACAAAATATACATTAAAAAAGAAGAAGTATATGATATAGCTTCTTTAGAATCTTTGTATACTTATCCTGGTCCAGATGAAATACTCACTACTATTTTAGAGTCTGACACACATTTTATCGTTCCTAGTAATTCTTATCATAAATTAAATTATAAAAAAGTTGTAGACAAAAGAAATTATGAAGAATCAAAAGAAGAATTTTCTTTTAGCGGTAAGCTTCGTTGGGAGCAGCAAGAGGTTGTAGATAAATTTTTTTCTCGTGGTCGCGCTAGATCAGGTATTATTCAAGCGCCGTGTGGTTGGGGAAAAACATATACTGGATGTAGTATTATTGCTCGTAATAACTTAAAAACTCTTATTATGGTGCATACTAAATTACTATTTAGACAATGGATAGAAGAGCTTGAAAAACAAATTCCTAACGTAAAAATAGGAAAAATAGGTGATGGTATTTTACAAGTAGAAAACATTACTGTAGGTATATATAAAAGCGTTTATAACAATTTATCTGACTTAAGAAACGCTTTTTCTATGATAATAGTAGATGAGTGTCATTTGTGTCCCGCAGAGTTATTTTCTACAGCTCTTAATAATTTAAATGCAAAGATAAAAATAGGAATCTCTGCTACCCCAAAACGAAAAGATGGAAAACACGTATTTTTAGCAGACTACTTTTCTCCCTTTTTAGTAGAAGCTAAAGACCCAAATAAAGCAATTGACCCTAGTGTTGAAGTAATTAGAACTGATTTTAGATTTCCTGTAATTGATCCAAAACGAGATTGGTCCAGACAACTTAATAAAATTTGTTCTAATCAAGATTATTTACAATTTATTGCTAACACAGCTATTAATAAAATAGCTAATAACCGTTGTCCTTTAATTTTGGGGGAACGAGTACAGATGCTAAAAGATTTACAAGCACTAATACCAGAAAGTGTGTGTTTAATTGGAGAAACAGATGAATCAACTAGAAAAGATGTTCTTTCTAACGTTGGAGGAAAATATAAAGCTGTGTTATCGACTAAGCTCTTTGATGAGGGTATTAGTTGTCATAGGTTGGATACATTGTTTCTTACTTGCCCTAGCAATAATCCTGTTAAGCTTGAACAACGAGTGGGTCGTATCATTCGTGAACACCCTGATAAATGCAACCCCCTAATTGTAGATTTTTGGCTATCGGGAGCGATAGTTAGTAGACAACAAACTAAAAGATTAGATTGGTATAGAAATCGTGGTTACTACATACTTTAATTGGATTGAGTTAAGTCGTATAGCACGTCGAGACCCTGCTGCAATTGTAGTCTTGACATATGCTCAAACAAAAGATTATAATGAACCATTAGCTTGGGGAGGTAAAAATTTATTACAAATTCTTCGGATTAATCATGTTCCTATGTTTTTATTCCAATCAGGTATATTAAACTCCGTAAAAGGTAAAATTACTTGTACATATAAAACAGAAGATCCGCAGTGTTACATAAAAAATACAAAATTTCTTACATATAATGTAAGTGCCTATGACAAAGCTCTTTACATTAGAGCATTAGCTTATAGACGAATTTCAGAAAAAGAAGATAAAATTCCAAGAATGTATTTTGGAGAAATTAAACCTAACCCTTTTATTACTTACGATGATGATTTTATATATTTTAGATACGAGTCCCTGGTATCAGGGAATTAATCCTATAAATAGAACTAATGTTCAACAAGAAAGGATACACAACAATGGTTTCATGGGATAACGCAAAAGGAAAGAAAGCTACTAATTCTGGTGGACAAAGAAAAGAAATTGAAAGATTAACTTTACCTGTTGGTGATACTAAAATTCGACTAATCGGTGACGTAATGCCTAGATATTGTTATTGGGTTGTTACTACTGAAGGAAAAAAGATGCCTGTAGAGTGCCTTGAGTTCAGTAGAGAAACAGAAGCATTTAACTCTTCTGCAGAAAATCCTTTTAAGGAAATTGACGAAGCTGTTTATTCTGATAAACCTCAGTTTTCTTATGTGTGTAACGTAATTGATAGATCAGACGGTAAAATTAAACTTTTTGATTTACGTTCTACTATCTATGCGCAGATTGTGGACTATGCTACGAATCCTGATTATGGTAATCCAGCAGATCCAGAAGATGGTTATGATATCACAGTTAAAAAAGAAAAAACGGGGCCACTTCCCCAAAATGTAAAATATACTTGTATTCCTGCAAGAAGCAACTCTCCTCTATCTGACGCTGAAAAAGAGCTTGAGCTTTTTGAGCTATCTCGAATCTATAAGCGTCAGACCTATGATGAACAAAAAGAATGGCTACTTCAAAACACTTCTTATTTTGCTGGAGATGTGGGAGACGAATTTAAAGCAACCGATGAAGGAGTTGATGATTTAGCATGAGTAACAAAAAGTCTTTAAAAGACTTGATTGCTACTATGCCGGAAGGTGTTACTGCAGACGAAACCCCGAAAGAAAATGATAAAAAGTCTTTCGGGGCTTTTGTAAATGTAGATGGTAATCAAGCTCAAATTGATTTAAGTAAATTAAGAGAGTATGAAATATTTTTTGCCACTCCTTGTTATGGAGGATTAATTACTGATCAATATTTTTTATCTATATTTAGAACCTGCCAGGTACTAATGCAACATGGTATTAAATTTAGAATTACAACACTACGTAATGAAAGTTTAGTAACTCGGGCTAGGAATATCCTTTCTGCAATGTTCATGGAAAGTACTGCTAGTCATTTATTTTTTATTGACGCTGATATTGAATTTGATGCAGAATCTATTTTAAGAGCATTAGCATATGATAAAGATATTTTAGCAGCAGCTTATCCAAAAAAAGCCCTACCTATTCAATATGCTGTTAATTTTAAATTTTTAAATCCAGAAACAAAACAAATTAGAATGGAAAACGGAGCAGTAGAAGTACTAGATGCTTCAACAGGATTTTTCTGTATTAAGCGTCGTGTGTTTGATAAGATGAGGGCAGAATATCCAGAACTTCATTATAAAAATGACTCTAATATTGATCCTATTTTTAATAAATACTGTTATTCATTTTTCGATACTATACACGATCCTGATGATAATCGTTATTTATCAGAAGACTATACTTTTTGCAGACGTTGGCAAAAGCTTGGCGGTGAGATATGGTTAGATGTAAATACAAAACTTAATCATGTTGGTTCCTATACTTTTGCTGGAGATGTAAGCAAAATTGTTAATAGATAAAGA